CTCTATTATAGAGTGTTTTTAGTTAGTTAACAACTAACAATGTGGAAAGATGATTCCTTCAGACACCCTTCGCGATGATGCTCTTCCAGTAGAAGGGGTCTTCGTATAGCGTGTTGTCGAAGACCTGGTTGTACTTGTAGTCGCCTCGCTCTGTGTTCCACCTCTGAGTGGCGATGTCGATAGCCTCGAGGCGCTCTACACACGTACCACACTTGCCGCAGTGCTTCTCTCCGCCCTTGTAGCAGCTCCACGTGGTATTGAAAGGAATTTTGAGCTTGATGGCGTTGTAGGCAATGTCTGCCTTTGTGCTCTCGAGGTAAGGGACAAGAATAGCTGATTCGCTATCAACTTTCTTGAGCCAGTTAGAGAAACCTTCATTACCATAAACAAGAGCTGCTGCGGCAACGCCAATGAATGCAGGACGGCAGTCAGGGTAGATGAAGTGGTCACCTGCATGAACGCCTGTCATGACAGACATAGCGCCACGAGCAACAGCAATTCCTCCTGCAATCGACAACATGATCATGTTTCGATTGGGAACAACTGTTGCCTTCATGTTTTCTTCTGCGTAGTGCCCCTCAGGAACTTCCACGTTCGCAACAAGAGAGCTACCAGATTCAGCAAGCAGATGTGTAAGACCAGTAAGATCAACCACATCGTGACGAAGATGCAAATGCTCAGCAGTGCGACTAGCATATTCCAGCTCCTTCTTGTGCCGCTGACCATAGTTGAACGAGATAAGATCTGGTTCGAATCCCTGAGAGATTGCGTCGTAAACCATCGTAGTGGAGTCGAGTCCACCAGAGAAGATGGCGATGATCTTGTCATCCATGTTATTTCCTTCCAACGATTGGGAATAGCGTTTCGGTTCTTCCTTCGCGACGCCTAATAATGAGACCTCGTTGGTCCATAGTCTCAAATAAGGCGTTCGCTGTTTGTGCTGTGAGGTGCATTCGTTGCATGACTGTCGAACGTGTAGTACCAGGCAAACGTTCGATGAGTCGGAGTACAGATTCTATCTGACGCTCAAGAGATCCTCTACCAACGTTAGACATGATAACGTTAGCGTAACTTTTCCAGTCACGACCATACTTGATGGCGCGGAGGATATCTTGGATTTCTACAACAACTTCATCCTTACGCTGACGACTCGCTGCGATAAGGATTGCTGCCTTCAGGATGGACTTACTCAGACGGTCATTCACAGGAGTCATAATATCTGGATGTTCTGACTTGAGACCGTCTTCCATCATGATTGCTTCGAACTGATTATATCTATCCCAAATTTCGGGAGCCATTCGTGCTTCGAATACTTTCTGTGCAGTAATTGTTCCAGATAGTGCTCCTAGCTTAGGTAGCTCCATTTGTACTGTTGCGTGGTAGTGTGTGCTAAGGTCTTTGAGTTCGTCAATGACCTCAGATCTACCATTGTCAGTAATAGGAGTTGGAGGACCTAAAGGCTTAACCTTGGTCGGATCTGACTCTGCAGTGATAAAGACGAAACGTGGCATGAATCCTGAGCTGACCTGCTCGTGCGTTAAGATACCGCAGGTCTTTTCACGGATGCCACCAGCGAAGACGATAAGAATCGGATTCCTGACTTCTACTACTTCCTTCCGTAGTAGGCGCTTCATCGGTTTGCCGTCGTATAGCTTCGTCAGTGTCTCGGCGAAGCCTGCCATGTAGTCCTTCTTGGTCATCGCCTCCAGTAGACCAGAGAACTCGTCCCGTAGAAAGACAGATGGACGAGATTGCCTCTGAGACAAAGATGTCATCATCCCTTCTAACGATCCATCCGTCGCTAGAAGTACGTCGTCGTCTATCTCCATCACTAGATCCATTGCTAGATCCATTGCTGTCGACTTCCGTGTCAACGTCGTATCCGCTAGGATCATAAACCACAGGTTGGGGATGATCATTCCGAATGAAGTCGGAAGCTTTACAGCGCCTGCTAGGAGCGATGAGAGAGCAATAAAAGCGCCAGCCTGATGGTACTGCGGCGCTGCGTCTCCAAGGTTTCTTGCCCATACCTGATACCTTTCTACGAACGTATCTGGGCACCCCTCTAGGTATTGCTCTTCCTCAGGAGAGAGAAACTGTATACTCTTGACATCTCCAATGCCTGTAAGCCTAGCAGTGTTCTCTTCTGACCTAAGAGCTGATCTGCACACCTCCTTCCAGAGGAGCTCTAGAGGTTTCCCGTCGCGGGCATACTTGTTGCACTTAGCATCACGAACGATGACGAAAACTTCTTCACGACTGAAGCCTGCCTCGTACAGAAGCATTTGAAGGTTCCAAAGAACCTTGCTCCAGTCGGTAAGGGGTTCATCTGTAAAGTGCCTCCAGATGAGAGGATTCAGAGCCATCCTACGCTCCTGAAGAAGGTCTTCCGCACTCTTGTCCGGGAGAGCATCTCCAGTTGGTACAGGGATATCAACGTGTACGTAGCCCTCAGCTTCAGGGTAGTCCTTGAAGTCGCTCATCCTGTAGAGTCTCTTACTGGCTAAGAGAACTCTTACTTCAGGAATAATCAGCGAGCTGCCGTACTTGTAGTTCAGAGTAGCTGGAACTCTCAGAAGCTGAGTCAGGTCCCAACCACTTGTATCGCATCCCTGTTCTTGATGTGCGTAGGCAATACGTCGACTCAGAGCCTCAGCGTCGTCAGGATCTACGTTTTGTTCGAAGACCCAGAATGATTGAAAGCGTCCAGGAGAAGTTTCTGTTACTACAGAAGGACTTACTAGTAGATTCTCCGACTCACAGGTGTCAAGGTCAGCCCAAGCATTAGGGGTGGCAACGACAAACTGCTTCTTACGCTTTCGTTCGCTAAAGAGTTGAGGACAGAAGTAGACATTGTTTCCTGCCACTCCTAACTCAATAGCGTCCAGCATCTCGTCACACTCTCCAGGCCACAAGAAGTACTGCTCCTGAAGTTTACGAGTTCCTGCCGATAGATAGGCTATACAGACAAACCCCTCACCCTGCTGAAAAAGAAGGCGAAAGAACATCAACCTCTTATTTCGAGCTTCAGCAGGATTTGATAGGAGTGTCACTCACGCCTACTTTCTTATTCTGTCAGAGAGATAAGGTGGGCGCTGCTGTCCGCGTTGTCGTTTAAGCCTGAGCCCCTTGCAAGGCCCCACCCTGTGGTCTCTGTTACGGAAGAAGGCCCGCGTTGCCAGGAATCTTCTCAGCCACGTCGCCGTCCCACTTCTTGAAGCCCTTCACTTCAGCCTTAGTAGGCTTCGGTCCCTCGCCATCCCAGTCGCCCTGCTCGATCTTGTATTTGTCGACCATCTTCTGGACGATGACAATAAAGTCGTAACCCAGCAGTTCCTGAGGCAGGGGAACTTTGACCCCAGCACCGACGGGACGATTCATTGCCTTCATGATCTGTGCGAGCGTGTAACCAGCTCCGCTCCAAAGCATGACGTTCGACCAGAGCTTCTTGCCGATGTACTTACCATCCTGAACCGTAAGGGTCAGAGCGTAGTAGGGCTTGCCACGGTTCTTCTCAGAAGTCGCCTGCTTGATGGCGACATCAGTCACCTTGACGTGGTAAGCGCCAGTTGGAAGCGTCTCCCAAATACGTGCCTCTGAAGCAGCTTCCTGCGAAGAGAAGTCAATAGTTAGATTCGAGAGATCGATTTCAGTACCATCGCCCTCCTCGAACGTGTTATCCGCACCGTCAGGAAGAAGGTCAATACCATCTCGTGCCATGTCAGTTTTCTCCTGTTGTCGGGTACATGAGTTTGTACACCATTGACATTGTTGGGTCTTCGATTACTGTAGGCAACTTGCCTGAGCGGTCCTTGGCAGTATGCTGAGCTGTTTTGCGTGTCAGCAACAACCGCTTCGTGACGATCTCATCCCCTTCCTTGACGTCCTTGACATAGTAGTACATGACTACGTCAAGGAACGCTGCTACCTCATCTGCCATCTTGCCTGAGAGGGAAGGCCTAATGGTAGTCATGCCTGTACGATCGTCTTTGTCCACACGTTCGAGTGCAGTGAAGATCGTATGCATCTGGAGGTCTCGGAACCCTCGAACCATACGACGAATCTGTTCGAGGTTTTTACCCCACTCCCTCATAGAGGGTACGTCGGGATCAACTCTATTACTGTCTCCCTTCTGTGCAATGAGGTCTGCCATGATCTGGTACATGTTGAACTTCTGAATTTCAGTCAGAGAGTCCAACACTACGGTGTTGTATCCGCTACTACCTGCATGCAGAGCATTGTAGACGTTCTGCATTTCTTTCCAGGTTGTAACACGAACAGTCTGAACTTCGGGGTACATCGATCGGAGAGACTCTGTACCACCCTCGATGTCAATGAACAACACCGATCGCATTTCAGGAACACCGTCAGCAGAACCTGCAAGAATCGTTTTTCCAATACCTGATGCACCATAGATCATGATATTCAGGAACGGGCTGCGATTCTGTACATTTCGGATTGGCAGACCTGCGAGAGTTTTAGTCGTCAGGACTTCACTCATTCTCCACCTTTCGATTCAGTAGATGGCTCCTGACGGATGTAGTAGTGCTCTCGCCTTTCGAATAGCGTGTCCAGAGCATACGTGTAGTCGCCCTGAGCATTCTGCTCGATACATGGCGTCTGAAAGGCACAGAAGTCGCACCCGAACCTTCCAGGACTTGGATAGATCCTAATGCCAGGATCGATCATATCCAAGGCTTCTAGTCCAATGTTCCGCTCGATCTCTTCAAGTTCTGCATCAGACTTATGAACTTCATGACGTGCGAAGTAGACAGTGCCTTCTTCTTTCAGGAACTGCAACATAGCGTCATACGATCCTGCTTTAAAAGCTTCAGGATCTTCTTCTTGTACTGTCTTCAAATAAGAATCATAGTCAACTTCCTGATTCTTATTGATGGAGTAGATACATCCGAGGCGACGTGTTTTGTTCCTAACTGGAGCCTGTGGGAATCCTTTCCTCTGTGCATGATAAATAAACCCACGCACATTGAGTCCCAGAGCTTTGCGAAGAGCCCAAGGATACGATCCTACCTGGTCGTCAAGATACAGGAACTGAGTCTGTGTAGGAATCGTTCGAGCTGTCTTCCAGTCAATAATCCAGAGGTCTCCATTTTCATCCCTAGCAAGCACGTCCAGTCGGCCGGCATAGACCACAGGGAGGCCTTGCCACGCGAAACGGTCAGCCTTCTCGAAGATGATCTTCAAACCCTGCTTTACCAGGTAGACCTTATGCTTCTCCCAACATACATCGCATTTGCACCAGATGGTCTGCTTGGTGTCAGGGTGAGGAATAACAACCATGAACTCCACTTCAACCTTAGTTGGAGTCCAACCTTTGTCTTCCCTAGGAGAAATTTGATTGCAGTAGTATGCAATCATACCTCTACCAAGTTTGACACGTTCCTGATAGTCAGCTTCGACGTCCTCATCTAGATACGGACGCTGTTGGAAGTCAAGTGCGGCTAGCTTTTGTTTCTGACACTTCTCTGTAAAGGCCTGAATAGCAAGAGAAGTTCGAACCTCTCGATCCCACTTCCAGGTGTCAGGATCGTAAAATACCTCCATCGCAACATGGTAGGCGATACCGAACTCAAGAGGCTTAGCTGTCATCTTGGGGTAGTAGTTCTCGCGGAAGATCCAGTTCCATCGACGACGACAACCTCGGAACGATTTACGTTCAGAAGTATGAATCTCGTGCACTAGACGTGCATCGATGTAATCCTGAATGTCCACGCTACCTCCTTAGGTTTCTAGTATATAGGAATCTCAATTGACACTCAAGCTTCTACGTCTGAATTTTCCCCTTTGCTCACAAGATCATTCCACGCTGCAGGGGACTCCAAAGAGGGCGACATCTCCTCTGGATAGGGTCGTAGGGAACGTGGAAGAAGGTTGGTTCCTACCACTGAGAACCACTGCGCACCGGACGCCCACTTTGCGGTAGGCTTCATACACACTCGATGTACCCACCAACCATACTTCAGTCCACGAGTGTAGGCTGTAGCAGTTTTCTTTCCACTACCATCACATGCACAGAACTGTGTAGGCTTTTTAAAGACTCCCCACACTTTCATGTTAGGGTCAGCTGCTTCTGCCCCAACTATAGCTCGGACAAAACCTTTTGCCATCTTCTCGTCAGTCACTTCGAGAAGAACGAATACAGCCATCAGAAGTCCCTCATTAGCTTGAGTTCCTTAATAAGGTCAGGGTCTTCGATCTGGACTGGTCCGCACTCCTCGATTTCGATACTGATAATGTTGTCTAGTGGTACGTGAATCCTAGGTACACCTTTTCCGATAACAAGCATTCGCTGAGTGGTATCAATCCTCCATCCCTGACTAAAATCGATAGGATAGTAACGAGTAGAACCGTTAGTGTAATCGACAACTAGATGCACTGACATCAGTGATGTTTCCTCTCTGGCCTAAAGAACGTAAGAGCCTCTACCATTTCGTCGTACCAGTCTTGTGGCTTTACACCATCCTTATTCCTATTGGCCATGTAACGTAGGTTCTTGTCCAGCTTAGGCCAAAGAGCATTGATAGCCTTAATCATAGGCTCGATAGTTTCGGGAACTGTTCCATCGAAGACCATAGTTTCATCAGGAACTCTTCTCCTACGAGGCCTAACCTTGTCAGACAGCCGGATAACTTTCACATTTACCATTGCACTCCTTTCCTGCTGCATGATAGTGAATTACGCAAGATTCAGGTTTGGCGTAAAAGTCTCCTTTGGACTTCCTTTCAGCCTCTTCTCTCATCTTGACAAGATCGTACTTACTAGGATTGCTGTAGTAAAACTCATGCATTAGAGTTCGTTTCCTACCTTCTTATGTCGTTTGGTTTCCTCTTCAATGGCATTAATTAGCATGATTGCGCTAAGATCAATACCATCTGGGAGGGTTATGATTTTATCCTTAGCATAGTCACAGACTCTCCATAGTCCTTCCATATCATCGTCGTCAAAAACGAGATTATAGGTCTTCTTTATCTCCGCATCCATGTCTACACTCCTGTAAGGCTGAAATCCAGTTTGGAGTTATCGAACGTGTCTCCTAGAATGGTCTTGATCCATGCCCACTTCATCTCTAGCTTCTGGAAACGACCCATATCAATCGTGTCCTTAGCCATAATGTCTATGATCTGGACAGTGTTCTCTTGACCTCCTCTATGGAGACGGTCCTCGGCCTGCTGATTCTTAATCGTTCGCCAGCTCCGGTCGAGGAAGATCGCAGTATCTGTCGCATGCTGGAGACCGTCAATCCCTTCAGCCGCAGCTTCAATAACACCAATGAACAGCTGCGTATCTCCTCGGACAAAGCGTTCGACCATCCCATCGCGCTGGCTCTGAGGTGTATCTCCACTGAGGACGAAGCTACCAATGTTCTTCTCCTTCAGGTATCGTTGTGCCAGATAGCACATCTTCTTCGATGCACTAAACACCACGAACTGCTTCGTCGGGTTGTCCTTTAGGATCTCTAGTAGCGCATCCAGCTTCGAGGATGGAAGTGACAGGTCTACGAAAGACGTGTCCTCGTACAGCTGTTGACCATCGAGTCCGAGCTTCCCACGGATGGGTCGCTTCTCCCAACGAACAGTAGGCGTCGCAAGACACATTTGGGATAGCCTCGCGAGCTGGGCTACAGCCACACCTGCTGCAAGAGGTTCGTTCTCATGCTTACCAACCCAGGCGATCATCTGGTCACGCATCTGGTTGTACACACGACGTTGCGTAGGTAAAAGGTCAACCCAAATCTTGTCGTATGTCTTCTCAGGTAGCCAGGACATAACTCCCTGAGGGTGATGGTCGCAACACTTGTCACGCTTCAAGTGTCGTACGTACCAAGGCTCCATCTCTTCGCGGAGCTGGTCCAGGTGATGGAAGCCGATGACCGTTCGAATCTTCCTTGACGTTCCGTCGTCGTTGTTCTTGTAGATCGTGCCCTCGATAACGTAGTACTTGTAGAACTTCCAGTACGACCTGTAGTAGGTTGGCCAGAGGAAGTGATTGACTGACCATAGATTGACAGGATTATCACCTGAAGCTGTTCCAGACATTGCTACGCGATGCTTACCGCTAAGACGGAACAACGCCTGAGTTGTCTGACTCTTGCGACTTGCTGCCCTGTGAACCTCGTCGGCAATAATGGTATTGAAGTTGAAGTTCGCAAGCTCAGGCATTAGACGAAGAGCATCCCAATGCATTAGGAATACGTCGCCCGCCTTCTTGCGCATAGCATCAACAAGAGCTCCTCTGTTCTTGCGATCGATCGTGACAACATCCGATGCAGGAGACAGAATTCCGTACTTCTCTTGCCAGCTACCGAAGGTGTTCAGAGGGGCAATAACTAGAGTAGGGTTGCAGTTCTTTCCGAACCAGCTTTCGTCAAGTCTAATGGCTTCTAGCGTTTTGCCAGTGCCCATCTCACTTCCGATTAGGCCCGATTTCGCCTGGTGTATCTTGTCTACATCCTCCACCTGAAACTCGTACAGCTCCAAGGTCTACCTCTCCTAGAACGTTACCAGTCATTTTACACAGCCATAGGAGTCGCCATCCACCGTCCGATCTCTTTTCGTAGTCTGTCAATAACTGAGACGACTTATATCCGTGATGTATTCTATGTACTGGACACCATATACCATCTGCCTTGTCAGCATTAACTGTTGGTGGTGTCCAAGTTGCTCCTTGAAACCTCTTCTTCCTTCGATACAGTCTCTTTCCTAGCATCGGAATGACGTTATCGTTTTCCACGTATTGTCTCCGCTAGATAGAGAACGATCAGAGCTAACTATGAATCCGAATATAAAACTAATCACAGGATCCATTACTGTTTCACCCCTGATCTCTTCTCGGTACGCTTTTTGTGTATTGCATTGAATAACGTTTCAGCTTCAGCTATACCAAGTACCCACCTTCCGCATATGCACTTTTTCTGTTTGAGTTTTCCTGATCGGATGTAGTAGTATATGAGTTGTGGTTGGATTCCTTTTGCTCGACCATAATCGATTACGGTCATATTGACTTGGCAACCTTCTACCTCGCCAGCTACTGCCGCTTCGATTTGGTCCCCAAGCTCGTCGGCCTCTATCTGCTTCCTGAGCTCGTCGAAATTGCCTGCCATGGACTCCCCTTCCGGAGTCAGAGGCACTTATGCTTGACCGAGCCACTCCAGTACTTGAACGAGTTCATCGTCCATAACGTATACAGTAAGAATTCTTACCTTATACGCACCAGCACTAGCGGGAACAACCGTCGGTGGTTCAGACCCTTTTGCCCAAACAGTCTTCATCAGTTCATCTCCTTCGGATCTACTTTATTCTTGTCGAACATGTATTCTGGGTAGTCGAGACTCGTTAGCGCATTTTCGTTTGGCAGAGTATCTTTTGGCGGGACCTTTCGTTTCTTTTCTGGTCGCCTAACTTCCTCCCGCCAAGCAAATGCGAATCCGAGAACCGCTCCGACTGCGATTAACGTTGCCATCTTTTCTCCTTCTCTGTCTATTATATAGGAGACATTTAGGACAAAGCAACGGCCTTGCCCAACCGAACAAAGGATCTTGATTTCAGAGAGCTGAGTGAGAAGAGACATATTGTTAGACCGATTAGACTCTAGGTTAGACGCGTTGGAATCTAGTATCTAGATGGTTATCAGGGGGTAGGTCTAACCTAGAGTCTAACCGCTTGGAGCTACTCAGATACCACAGGGGTCAGATCGACAGACGCAAACCAGTCCCTCTTCTCGTGGCCATGTTCAAGAAAAGAGGCGTAGTAGGGAAGGACAGCATCCTCCCCGTCGCCGTCGACAAGAATGACAATACCCTCTCTTCCTCTGTAGTCGTCATGCTCAGCAATGACCTTTACCTTCTGTCCGACACTATATGTCACGAGGTCTCCTCAATTCATGTCCAGGAATGATCTGGTTCGCTGCATCTAGCTTGGCAGCTTGAACTATATCACGCGCCAACTGCTCATGACCTTCGAACCCGACATAAAGTTTCGCTTCCCCCCTGTGGTCTCTGGGAGGGGGGACGGAGCCGTCGCTGTTGACCTGAACCATCCAAGGGGTGTTTTTCCAAACACATCCTTCCTGTCGGCAGTAGATGACGTGGACCTTCGTCCCAGGAGCTAAACCTGATCCCTTCGGAGGAGTGTAGCTCTTAGTGTCTTCACCCGGCGTTTGGCACTTCGGGCACCGCTTCGCTTGTTCGAACGTAGTTTCTGCCACCGACGTAAATCCTCACTTTTGCATCTGAGGGGGTTTCGTTAACGATTCGCTGCATACACTTTAGTGCTTGTTCGCTAAAGTATAGCGTCAGGCCGTCTACCTGAACGGCGAAGTTGTGTGCGTGACCGTTACACGTTATGAAGCGTTGAGTTAGAACCTGGAGGTCTCTGATGCTCGAACACTTTAGACTGAACTTAATGCCTCCGAATGGAATAGGCCAGTCCATTATGGCTCGATCCGAACATGCGTCATCAGTTCAGCATCATCGTCGACATTAATGAACTCGGTAACTTCCTCCAATGGAAGGTTCTTCTCATACATAATTGCTTGTTCTGGAGTCATACCAGGATAGCTATCCCCATCGATAGTGGTTACCCATATGACTGTACGAGTCACGATGAGTTTCATGTTTTACTCCTTCTCTGATTCCAGTATGAGTGTTCCGTCAAGAACAATTTCGCGTCGTCGTACTGTTCGAGCTGGTGACGAAGTATCACTCTCGTCAGACTCGGGGTACTGAATGATTGCTGATCGGATGATGTTACCCTTTCGAAACTCTTTCGAGTCGCCAGGTCCGAGACCCCACACCAGCATGTCTTTGTTAGCCTCTTCGACGGAAGGGTAGGTGTACTCGATCACGCGGATCACTTTGTATGTCATATTTCCTCACTTACACTGTTGGACTCCATGGGGTGGAACATGGCATGTGGGCGTTCCTTTCTGAGGGGAAGTTTCACAACCTTTTGTAGCCAGAATAATTGCGACTACAATTAGCAGAGTACGCTTCATTACCCCTCCTTAGGAAGCGGAAAATCCCGAATGCCAAGAGCCTGCTCTACTCTACCCATCCTCTTGTCCATAGAGGAAAACATCTGGAGCATCTGGACATCAATGCCTATAGGCGGTGTCTTGAGCGGAGGTGCCTCAGCCCAAAGGTCTGCTGTAGGTTCTTTGATAAGTTCCCACTGAGAAGGAGCAGTTCCACCTCCACGCCTGAGCTGTCGAACACAGCCCATGTCGAGAAGCTTACGTCGTACTGCTGTATAGTACGGAACAGGAAGGCCAATGGTCTCAGTCACGAGTGCTGTCAGCATGCCTTCGTAGACAACAATGGTGGTGTGACCATCAGCGAGAGCTCGCTTTGATTGACGGTACATCTCAGCGTAAACCCTGGCACAATGAAGAAACATTGCACTGGGCTCATCGCCGGATGGGTATTCAGATGGCATGTTGTACTCTCTTCAGAAGATTTCCTGTCTTAACAATGGCTTCGTCGACGGTAGCCACTGCTTCTAGCATGTTTTCGGTGTCCAGTTCTTGAATGACGATGTCTCTGGCTACTACGAGTCCATCGATGTGTTGTTCAACAATGGACTGAAGAAGCTCCCTATCAGTAGAGGTGAGGATTAAGATCGACACGTAACACTCCGTAACACTAGGCGGAAACGAGATGGGGTCGCCAGGCCATGACGACCCCATCCGCTGAGTGACTCTGCAGAACCCCCTGCGACGGAACGCTTTACGGGAAGCCTCTACAGGAGGCGCTAGCCCCGTGACCTCCGCTACGAGGGGTATCACCCCCGTAACGGCGCCGTAGCTGCAGTCACAGTCACTCAGCTTCCTCCGCGATAGTCACATCCTCAACCGGGGTCTCAAGAGCGTCAGTAGCCTTAGCAGGCTTGGCAGCCTTCTCGGCAGCGTTCGTCTTGCGGCTGGCAGCACGCTCGGTCTTGCGAACCCACCACGCGACGGCGTCCTCGACCTTGGCGGCCTGACGAGGCTTGCTGGCCTGGTCGACGTAGCCCTCGACGAAGGGGAACGGGTCGTCCTTCGGAGCGTTCTTGATGTACGAGTACACCATCTGCGGGGCGACGTCGACAATCTCGCCGTCACGGTTCTTGTGCAGCTTGCGCTCGCTGATGACCTTTGCGAGGCCGACCGGCGTCACCATATCCGCGTGCAGCTCGCCGCGAACCGGCTCCTTCTTCGGCTTGGTCTCCTTGGCAGCAGGAACCTCGGTTGGCGCGGCGACCTCTTCAGTCTCGTCGGTCTCGTCGACATCGACGTCCACGGGCTCGACAGTCTCAGTGCTCACAGTGGTGTTCCTTCCTCGACGTGCCATTGGAATCGTAGTCCCTTCGACTACTAGTTTTTCTCTTCATCTTCTATTATAGCGCGCTCCCCTAGGACAAAGCAAGAGGATACGTTGTCCTAGGGGAAGCACGATGTCTCAGGCAGACTCGACCGTCAGAGTGATCTCTGGAGGGTAACCATTGCCACCTGTCAGGGCGGTCTTCTGAATGTAGAGCACAGGAACACCAGATGCCGTCGTTGAAGCGTAGCGGACGGTGTTCTTCGTTGTGCCCTGATACGACAACGTAACCTGGAGCTTCACGTTTTCCTCCTCGGTTGGAATTGGCCTGGTTGCCAGTACGGCACTGGAAGGGTCCAGCACCGCACAAGCGATCAGGACATAACTTTGGCGTAATTGCTCTTGCACATCACCTTCCCCCACTCAACTCCGATGTCATACCACTTGTTGTAGTCGATGATCTGGTACCATCTCATGAGAGGACGTCAGTCCATTCGCTAACGTACTCGAATGAAGTAGTACCTTTCATGAACTCGACGAGGTCCTCCCATTTCATCGGCGACGTACTCATCGTGCTGCTATGAGTCAGGTACCACAGGCCTCCGACCACCTTGAGGGCGGCGTAGACGTAACGAGTGCCACTCTCGGTGTACGTCTTGTTGAACTTGACTACAGTTCCGGTTGGGTATTCTTCATCGCGACCGAATTTCCCTTCCAGTTCTTCGATGTCAGCAAGCTCTGACAGAGCCTGTCGAGTAATCCTTTCCAACATCTGCTTACGCGTTGCCATTTTTCTTCCTTCCCTGGAACTGAGCGGAGCCACCGTTGCACTTGTGGTAGTAGTCGAGAAGCTGCTTCTCCGACCACCTGAGGTTGATCTTGTTCAGTAGCTTGACGTCCTGAGGCTTTCTGACAAACGGCTTCACCGATTGACTACCCTTCCAGTAATTGGCTGTCGCCCTGCGTTGTCGAGGATCTCTTTGCCAACGGCGGGTGCGTAAATCCTGATCACTGCGAGTACAGCGTCAGTAGCCTTCGCATCCATCAGTCCGAACAACGTTGCTCGTAGTCCAGCAAACGTTGTGTCTAGACTACTCCCCGTCAGTGCGTCCACGCAGCTCCTCCTCGTGCGCCATAACCTCTTCCTGCGAGCGGTAACGCAGGAACTGAAGGTTACCTGTTTGGATCTCAATGGCATAGTCACCTGTACCTTTCAGGTGGGTGAGAACATCTACAAGAAGCTGCAATGTGTCAGGTCGCATGTTGATCGGTTCCCAACGAAGAGTACCGACATTTTCCTCCAACAGGTACCTCCACTTTTTGGTCTCTTCGAAGGTCAGTGGAGCGTTCTCTTCACACCACTTCTTGGTGGCTCTCACATCCACGGCTTAGCTCCTTGGTCTAGTGACTTGTTGTACCTCTTCTTGTTGTACTCCTTAATCACGTGCGCGAGAGGCGCACCTGACCATATGAGTACAACAACACCGAGCGGTGCGCCAACACAACTAAGTACTAAGAGGCTACCAATAATTACTCCTGGCATTCCTAATACTATGGCGCCGGTACACTTGAGGAAGATCACGTTGGGAACGAGATCTCGTCGACAATAATAGTAGCTTCGCTACGCACCTTTTGCACACATTCGTTGCACACTGTTATTGCTCCACTGCCGAGCTTTCCCTCCGTTTCGTAAACGTCGAAAATCGTTGTCAGAGGTAGGTCTGTTCTATCACAGACCATGCAGTTGAATGGCATCTTAACCTCCTTTCGCGGGCGCCGAGGACTCGAACCTCGTTGTATGCCTTTCGCCCACCTTCATCATCCGCCCAGTAGCCCCTTCGGGGTCTCCTTCGACTACGTTTGGGCAGGTGTTACACTTATGAGACGACGTAAACGAGTATAGGCTCGTTTGTGTTGTCGAACGCGACGTACGAGTAGAGAATGTTGTACGTTCGAGCTGTTTCGACGAAGAACATAGGCTCATCGCCTTCGAACTGGAACTTGAACGGCATGGTCACAACGAAGTTGTGTGTGTCACTGTCTCCGTTGCAGTACACATCGGCCAAGTCAAGCTCACCGTGCCACCAATGCCACTTGTCTGCTGCTGGCCGAACTTCATCGGTTGGGTGCACTAGGCACGTTACGAATGTCATTGTGTTCCCTTTCAGTTGACGTTTGTGTCTGTTTTTTTCTTTGCTACTTCTATTATAGCGCGCCATCTCGCGGATCAATCAAGCTTTCGACTCTGTTTGTCCTAAGAGGTCGCGGCCACTGGCTGTTCTTTGCAGAAGCAGCTCCCAATCATTTTGCCACGAGTGTAGGCAATCTTTACAGATTGCCTCCTTGTGGTCGCAACGCCTAGGGCTTAGTACTTTAATTCGATGTATTGTATCAGGGTTATCTCCTTTTTCCGGAAACCGTAGTTTTGCTGCTACGTATTTGGAAAGCATGATGTCCTTTTACCTTTCTGGTGTTATAGTCAGGTTGTCGTACTCGTTCATGGCAGCCAGTAAAGCCTTCGTGAGGGTCTTCAGCTTACCCTTATTTTGTTCCCGTCCGATCTTTTCGGCGACAGCGAAACACTGCATGCGCCAGTACAGCCTATCTGCGTGGTGTCCTTCCCTTTCCGCCCACTCTTTAGCGATCAGGTCATCACCGTGCTTCAGTTCTTTGTCGTTCGCCATCTCAGCTAACTGGTCCCCCCAGCTACATAGTGCTGAGACTATGATGTTGAGTTCATCATCTGTTAGGCTGACTTTGGTTCTCATCGCGGCGTTCCTTTCTATCCGTAAACCACAGGGTGCTATGCCTCTTTGACGTATACAACGTTCTCTGAAATGATAAGGCGGAGCTCACCACCGCTTTCGTAGCCGATGATTTCAGCATCCGGCGGACATTCTTTGAGGAGACTTTCGAACTCGTGGACCTTCATGATGTCCTCTTACCTCCGTACGATGGACTTAACTGCTGCGGATCTGATGTGAAAGTTCTGTTGTCGCTTACGACTATGCAGAGGTTGTCATAGTTTGTTGTCCCATGCTCGTAGCCATGGTATATTGCCGTATTGTCGTTTCGGAAACCACCAACAGCCTGTTCGGTTCTGCGTGCGTTATAGGATTTTTGTCCATTGCCTTTTGTGTTTCGTTTTGAGGGAACTAAGTCGCGTTCGATTATTGTTCCGTCTGAGAATACGATTCGCACGAGTTCCTCCTGTGTGTTGTAGTTTTATTTTGTATGTTTTCTTTTAATTATAGCGCGCATCTCTTGGTACAATCTAGGGCAACAACTCAAGATCTTTTTAGAGGATCTTGGGGGGCTGTCAGGGGGCTGCCAGGGGGCTACTTTATGTAGGACTTACAAATCGATAACGCTAACGCTAAAGATACGGCTAATCTTCCTTATGTATTATATTATTTATGTATATTATATATTATTATAAAGAATAGAAAGAGAAATAATATTTTTTTTTCCTGAATTTGTCTCGTTACATAATGATACTTCGTTGATCTTGAGTGTTCTTAAGCTCAGCTCAATAGCGATCTGCTTTTCTCTTTTTTGTGATTTTAGTTTTCTTTATGGAAATTTATGTTGTGAATTCCTATTGAATTATGGTATAATAGATACATGAGATACATAGATGAAGATGGCTGGCTCATGTGTAACGGCTTCGCAGAGAGGAAACGTCATGGGGCGCACATAAGTTCGTTCTATACGAAGCCTCTAACTGATGGTGTCAGATGGTCTGATCCCGTTACAGGAACTGAATTCGGTCATCCATCTACGCGATGCAGGAACTGCTCCAAGGCCTATCAGAAGGACCTGGCATATAGGAAGAACGCTTCACTAATGTCAACCATGGGGAAGGATGACCTGGACGATATCGCACGACGGAAGGCGGCTCTCCAAAAAGTAGCAGACTCCGGGTACAAGGTGCAGATGCTCGGACCACCAGAGCCTAAGAACGAGAATGGACTACGACCAGACGACCCTCGCAACGACCCTGATTGGTTACCTGATGAAGCTATTGCGGCACTCAACCAACCACGTACGAAACCTGATCATCTGACCGACAGCGAAACCTGATCATCGGCACAGGAGTGTAACCTGATCAGCGTTCCTTCAACACTATGTCACGGCACCACTATGTCGGGGTTGGCCCTGTGGTATCTGAACTCCACAGGGCCCCCGACGCTGTCCTACGGAAGTTGGATTGGGTTGCCGAACTTGTCCTCAGCCTGAGCGTCTACGAGGAACACTTTGAACGACTCCCCAGGGTTGATGGTGTTCAGGAGTTCGTCTATATCAACCTCGACGGTCCAGCTGAACGTGTCTCCCTTTTTGTTGGTATGTGATAGGTTCATCCTCATGGAAACTCCTCGTGTTGTTGTTGGTGTTCGTGATCATCCGGCATAACCTACCTCTGCGACACAGTCCAGATCCACGATGGCCAGGAACACCGCGTTCACGTTCTCGCGGCTGCCCTCGAGCGACAGATACTCGTTCCCATCCCGCCATCTCCGCAGCTTGAGCCAGCAGTCACCGGGTGCTAGATCTCTAGCCATCGCACTTTCCTCTCCTTGTTGAATTGTGTAGGATCTTGTTGAAAGATCCTAGGAAAGGTAAGAACATTGTTCTCACCTAACCTAGATCCTTTCAGCAGTACTGCTTACCGTCTTCGTCTACTGCATCATCACAGTCCAGAGCTGGGATGTCGTATCCTTGAATATCATCTCGTTCGTCACAGAACCACAACATAGAATCTTTGACGGATCTTGTGACAGGTCGTCCTCCTATAATACCGACTATGTCAGAACCGTCGGAACATCCGTGACTCATTGCCGTGTTCAGGATGACAACGTTGGGACTAGATCCCGTTGTCAGCGGCAACAATCCTACGACCAGAGCGGCAACGGCCATCCTTCGGAACCTGATCATAACCTGATCCTCTCTTTGTTGTGTTACCACAATCAC